GTTGGAGCGCTGCGGGGGTCAGCAACGAGAGCCCAGGAGTTCGTATCCGTGAACCACTCAACGCACAGAACGTCGTAACCGAACTGCCGGAAGAAGTTCGGCTCCGTGGAGTTGTTCTGCCCGGCGTTGCCGCCGGTAACGCTCACCTCCGACTCCGCGAGCTTCCACGCGGTCTGCTGGAGGGTCGGGGAAACGATGATGATCTTCGGCACGATTGCGCCGGGGTCCATCTTCACACTGGACACCGTGTTCCCGTACGTCGCCCGCTTGAGCATGTTGATGCGGCGCACGTCGAGTTGCGCCGCCGACAGCGCGGTGGTTGCCAGGTTCCCGGACGCGCCCGTTGCAGCGTCGCCGCCGCGCAGAGCGCTGTTTGTGTGGAACAGTTTCGTGCTGTCACCCATTGTCGGGTTGAATCCAGCCGCAGCCTGGTCAATCGGGGCCAGGATGTCGCGGTTCAGGGTGATGCGCGCCGCCTTGCCCATGTCGCGCGGGATGCGCCGTATCGAGCCGACGTCGTCGTTGGCGATAGCCTCCAGTGTGATTTGATACAGGTTGCCGCGCTTGGAAATCGCGTAGCTCTCAGCATCGTCCCCGGGGTTCGCGAGCTCCTGATACGTGCCGTTCTCCGTCACGGTCGAGAGAACCCCGAAGCCGCCCTGATGCAGCCGGTAGTTCGTCCGGAAGTCGCTGATGCTGGTGATGTCGGAAGCCAGCGCGCGCCAGTGCTGATCCGCGCCCGAGTTGAATTCGCGGATAACGGCCCTGTGCATCGTGCTCGCGAAGATGCTCGCCCAATCGCTCGTGAGCAGAGTTTCCCGCGCCGAGTCGTAGCCGCGGATCTGCGTGTCCGCCAGAATCTCGAACCCGCTCGTCAGGTAGTCCTTGCCGGGGTTGCACTTGAAGTAGGCTTCCTTGAAGCTGCGGAACGGCTGAACGTCGTTCTCTTTCTGCCCCGTGAAAAGCCCGAGCAGGGCGTCGCCCCGCTTGTCCCAGTCCTCGCGGCCAACCTCGACCTGACCGCCGTTCTCGCGGACCTTTCCGCTCTCGGTGAGCCTGTCAATCGCCGCCTTGGTCTCGGTAATCCGAGTCTCCAGTTCGGCCATCTCGAACGCCCGGCCCGCGAAGTCCTTGCGCACGAGCGCGTCAAAATCCGCAGGAAGCCGCGCCTCGGTAAGCCGCCGCTCAAGCTGAATGCCGGCAAGCTCAATCGCCGCCTGCTCGCGCAGAGACCGGGCCTTCGCAAGCTCGCTCTCCATCGCCTTGTTGTCAATGGGGGGTGCCGTGGTGGGCGCAGTCTCTTGCTGGGTCTGCACGACCGTTTCGGCGTCCCTGATATCGTCTGCCATGGTTTGCTCCTCGTACTGCGTCCACCAGGAGTCGGTGACGCTCTCGAATAGCCGCCCTCCGGCGGCGGGGTTGACCACTACGTCAACACTGTTCATAGGGTCTCTGCGAAACGACATGACCTCGCGCACGAGTTCGCCGTTCTGACGCTTCACCCTAAACTCTGCTGCCATGTCAATGGACAGCCCTATAAGGTCGCCCGTGGCGCGCGCCGCTTCGATAACCTCGCGCGTCGCGGGCAAAAGCCGCATGTCAGCTTTGAGTGCGTTAGACTCATATCTGACGTTCGTCCACGTCCCCGCGATGTTCCGCGGGTCGCTCTTTCCGCCTACGTCGGTCCGGCCCCCGGGCGCTATCTGATGCCCGAAGTAGGCCGGAAGCCCCTCGAAGGCGCTCGCGCTTGCCGCCAGCAAACCCTCGTGGTAGTGCGTGCGGTTCTTGGACACACCCGCCCTTATCAACGTCGCGCCGGCGAGAATGCCATCATCGGCCGCAACCCCCTCCAACGCGACAGTCTCATTGACGCGCGTCATTTGCGGCGCCTCAAACTCGTTGTCAGTCATTCTGTTTCCTCCGCGTCCTCGGGCTCGCTGGCGTCTTCCTCAGGCTTATTCTGACCGCCCTGCTGCGACAGGAAGTATGCCGCCATGATAGCGTCATCTCGCTTCTGCTCCTCAACCAGTTCCTCGATGTTATCAGGCAAGGGCATATCGGAAACCTGGTAGATAAGCCGCCGCGCCGTGGTCACGTCCATTAGCCCGCTGTGGACTGCGGCGATTGTCGCCGGAACTAGCTTCGCAACCGCATTCCCGAGAAGGTCGTTATTCTGCGGGGTAAGGTCCGACAACGTCAGCGTTATCTTGCCGACGTCCTCACCGGAAGGTCTCCACGCTCCTGCTGCAACGAACAGGTCGCGCTGCAACGTCAGCATGTGCATAATCCGCGCACCGAACTCGGCCTGAAGCCCCTCGATGAACTTGATTGTCGGGCTGCTGCTCGACTCAGCCGTCGTGCGGTTCACGTCAGCCTCAGCCCCTATCCAGTGCGCGGGAAGGCTGGCCGTGTGCCCGATGTATTTCAGAAGCGCGTGGAAGTCGTCTATTGCGTCGCTTGCGCCAAGGGTGGGGGACACAGCCCTGAGTTCCGCGGCATCGTTGTGGACGTAGGTTCCGCCGTGAGGCATCCCCCCGGCTTCTAACGCCGCGCTCTGCTCCCGAACCATCTCACCGGTTGCGTTCTTGAGCGTAAGATCCCAGCTCCAGGCGTTCGCGAAAGTTGCCCGCATCATCCGCTCGGACAGCCAGCGCTCCGCCTTCTGTATCCAATAGAACGCCGGAGCAAGCACCGGACGCCCCCTGCCAGCAGCACGCCACTGGTAGGGATAGTAGAGCAGCATGTTCTGCCCTGCGGCAACCTGCTCCACCGTTGTGTCTGGGCCAATGACCGTCCACGTCCTGTCGTCAAGCCCGTGCCGCGCCTCAGTCACGGTCAGGGCAACGCGGCTGTTATCAGGGTCAAACCGGACAGCCTTGATGTTGCGAGGGTGCAGATACCCTAGCCGCATCAGTCCCTGCTGCTCAGAAACGAACACAGGCAGGAACAATTCGCCGTACACCAGCCATTCCCGGCAGAGCTTGGGCAGATAGCTGTCCATCTCGTTCGTGGGGTCTGTCCAGAACTGCGACAGCAGGTTGTCGAGCTGGGCGTTATCGCTGTCGTAAGCGATTGCCCCGCCGACGATATGAGAGGCTAAAGAGTCAATCAACTTCCGCGCGACAGGCGAGTTCTCCGCGAAATGCTGCGCCAGTTGGAGTTCGACGTCAATCTGGCGCGGGGACAACTCCGATGCGGGATCGAGGCTCCCTATCCGCTGCCACTCGCGGTCTTCTTCTATAAGGCTCGTGAGCGCGTCAGACGACTCCCGCATCCGCGCAAGTTCCGCCACAACGCCGCTTTCATGCGGAACTACACTGCCAGCGCTCGCGCGACCCGTCAAAACGCCCCATGCCTCAGTAAACCTGCTCATACCGCGGCCACCGTCTCCTCGTCAGGGTTCGCAAACAGATATCCCGCCTTCATACACCAGACATAGACAGTGCCTTCGTCCAGGTAGAACGTGCAGCTTCCAGCGGCATTCGTATAGAGCGGTCCGCCAATGACAACGCGACCCTCTTCGTCACTCGTGACCCACACGCGACAGTCGGGGATAGGGTCAGAAGAACCTTCTTCTGTAAGGCTGTATTGCCATTCGACAGCGCCTGTCCCCGCAACGCTGGCGCCCGTGTATCTGTTCTCGATGCTGAACTGCGCCAGCACCGTGCCCGCGACTGACGTGCCGTCCACGGTGCCCGCCGACAACACGACCTTGTAATCGGACCCGGCCACGAACGGGCTACTCGGCTGCGTGACGTAGACAGTGACGTTATACTGCCCGGTCGCGACCTCGCGGCGGTCGCAGACAGCATCAAGCGCAAGCTCGGTAGTTGCGTCGTCTTTGTAGACGGCCAGCCTGCCGCCGTCCAGCGCGACGGGCGTCCCGTCCGCTTTGCGCGTGTTGAAGGAAAAGTCCACCTGCGCCGTGTCTGCCGCGAAGTCGCCGAGATATATCACCCTACCAGCCCTCCCGGCCCGATCAGAGGCACCCCGCCGCCGCCGCCAGCGACTAGCTCGCCCTCGAACTCCGTGCCGCCCGCGCCGTAGCCCACGCCCGTTTTCACGTCCGCCTCGGCAGGCACGACAAACACGCCGATGTATGGATCGCCGTCACCGCCTTGGAACCCCGCCTGCACGCCCTGCCGCACGTCCTCGTCCAGCGGCGGCCCGGTGTAGTACTCCGCGAAGCCCGCGCTGTGGAAAACTTTGTGGTAGTGGACGCCCGCCACCGGCTGCCAGTAGATGCGACCGCCATACGCGCCGCATAGCTCCGTGTCCACCAACGACCCGACGACCGTAATAACGCCCGTGCTGTTGTTATACACACCAAATGCGCGGGCTGTGCTGGACGCCGCGACGTTGCCGTTGATGGTCAGCGTGCCCGTGCTTTGGTTCCACGCGCCATGTGCGTTCGCCACGCTGCCGCCGGTGACGTTGCCGTTGACCGTGACCGTGCCCGCACCGTAGTTGTACGCGCCAAATGCGTTCGTCGCGCTGCTGCCGGTGACTGCCCCCGTGATGGTCAGCGTGCCCGTGCCGTTGTTGTACGCGCCATGTGCGTACGACACGCTGCCGCCGGTGACGTTGCCGGTGATGGTGATCATGCCCGTGCTGACGTTCCACGCGCCATGTGCGTTCGCCACGCTGCCGCCGGTGACGTTGCCGTTGACCGTGACCGTGCCCGCACCGTAGTTGTACGCGCCAAATGCGTTCGCCGCGCTGCCGCCGGTGACGTTGCCGTTGACCGTGACCGTGCCCGCACCGTAGTTGTACGCGCCAAATGCGTTCGTCGCGCTGCCGCCGGTGACTGCCCCCGTGATGGTCAGCACGCCCGTGCTGTTGTTCCGCGCGCCATATGCGCCCCCCACGCTGCCGCCGGTGACTGCCCCCGTGATGGTAACGCCGTTATCGCCGGTACCGGTGTGCGTAGAGGTCAGGCAGGTCGTTGTGCCCGCCACGATGTCCGCCGTGATGGCCACCGCCGTGCTGCCCGACAGCGTAAATCCGCCGCCTGCAACGCCTGCTCCGCCCGCGTCTTCGTCAGCAGTAGACAGCCTCAGAGCCGTCACGTCTTCGTCTATGGCGATGGTGTAGCTGTTGGCCGACAGGATGATGGTGTCGTCCGATTCAGCCGACACGTCCTTCGCGTTCCCGCCGCTAGGCGCGTCGAAAAACACGTCATTCGCGCTGATGTTGCCGCTTTTCTGCGCGTACCAGACAGTCACGGTTTGACCTCTGCCGCCCCGAGCTTCGCCGCGTCCTCTGCCGCCTTAGCCTCTACCACCGCCGCGCGTGCCGCCGTGATCGCCGGTGCGTGACGCTGCCATACCCCGGCGATCAGCGCCTGCGCCGATGTCTCCACCTGTATCCGCTCGTTCTGCGCCGCAGCCTCCGCCGCCGCCAGCGCCGCCTCCGCGTCCTCGCGCGCCTGCCGCAGTCCAGGCAGCGCGATCTCGCGGTCGATCAGCGAGAGTAGCGCCTTTTCCTGTTCTGGTTTGAGTTCTAGTGCCATGCCTTGTTCCAGTAACTTCTAGCGCCGCGCACCGCATACCGCAGTGCGTCGGGCCCGTGGTCTGCCGTCTTTACCGGGCTGTCCTCGCCGCGCTCCTGCGCTCGCGAGTCCCAAACATACCCGCTCATCTCTCGGATGAGTCCGTCGCAGCGTTTGTGTATGATCAGCCGCCCCGCCGAGAGCAGGCTCGCCACGTTGCGTATGCCGTCCAGCACGGCGTTGTCCGCCGCCGCCAGGTGCGGTATGCCATCGCGGTATGCCTGCAGCCGGAACGATGCCGCGCTCGGGTCCACGAAGATGAAGCGCGGCGCTTTGCCTTCGAGCCAGCCTTTGAGCGCGTCCGAAAACTGTGCGTCCGTCATCTGCCGCCCGCCCTTTGCCGACGGGTCGTGCCGCCACTCGTCGAGCACATACAGCGTGCCGTCCGATGCCTGCCCGAGATGCAGAAACACCGTCGGGTTGGTCGTGCCGTAGTCGATGCCGACCCACTCCCGCACCACCGGCGGCGCGTCGTCCGTCACGTGCCGCTCGGCGTCGAACATGTCGTAGACCGCACCCTCCGCCGCTACCCACTCGCCGAGGATGTAACGCCGATACCAGACGCCTGCATACTCCTGCCGTATGGCCTCGACGTAAGCCGGGTCGTTGTACGGGTTGTCGTCGAGGGTGAAGTGCCAGGACCGCGCCGCGCCGCTGTCTATGAACGCCTTAGCCCAGTGAAACGGCCCCTCAGGGTTGCAGGTCAGGTCGCAGGTCGCGCCCGGCTGCCGCAGCCGCGACTTCAGCATTGAGAAGAACGACTCGGGCCAGGTCGCGAACTCGTCACCCTGACAGTAAACCAGCCCCATGCCCTGAATCTTCTGCACCGCCCGCTCGTCGTTCGCCCCGACGATGTAGCAGCGGCGCCCGAACAGTTTCACCGTGCCGTCGCCCCGCGGCATCTCGACCAGCTCGCCGCCCCACATGTCGCGCATCGGGTCGAGGACGTTGCGACAGTAGCTCCTGAACGTCTTGCCGACCAGCAGGCTGTTGCCTGCCGGCTGCTCCAGCATCCGCCGCGCCGTGAGGATGTAGGTCAGGTAGGTCTTACCGCTCGACACCGCGCCAGCCAGCACGTTCCAGCGCGCGGGTTCATCCCGTATCTGCGCCCAGATCGTCTGCTGTTTCGGCGTTAGAAGGTGCTGTGTCAAGTCGTGCCAGTAGTGTGTTGACGGCGGTCAGGCTCTTCTCGAGCACGTCGTCCGCCGCCTGTTTGCCGAGGTTGCCCCAGATCAGAGGGCGCTTCGCCTGGAGCCAGCGCACGGGGTCCTTTTTTTGCGCCGCGCGCTCGGTGATGATTACCGACGTGGCCTCGGCCTCCATGACCCGGTCTGAAAACTCTTTGTGTCGGCGCATCCACGAGTAGAGGCTGTCCTTACAGACGCCAGCGGCCCGCGCGGCGTCCTCGCGGTTGCCGCCAGCGGCGATGTACTTGCAGATCGTCGCCGCGCGGTCCTCGTTGTACTTAGTCGGTCGGGCCATGCGTCAGACCTGCTCGGGCTGGAGCGCGGCGGTCGGAGTTGCACCGCCTTCTGCCGGGTGGAACCCGGCCGCATCACTGTCAATGCTTGCCGCGCGCGCCTTGCCGCGATACATGCCCGCGCCTGCTTCGTCTATCGCTGAGAACGGCAGGATAGGAACGGTCAACCGCTCTCGGCAGGCGGGGTCAACGAAGTAGATATAACGCAGTTGGTAGCCGGGCAGGGGCTTCCAGCCCGCCTCCTGGTACGCTCGCATTGAGGAACCGCCGCCCGTCCGGGCGGCGGTTCCTATAGCGCCAATTCCCGGCCTCAGGCTCGCGCTGTGCGTTGGCTGTAGATTCAATCCGCCACCTTCGGCGTATCCGCGCGGCGCGGATAAGCTGTGGATGATATGCCTGCCCTTTGTCGCGGTAACGCGACAAAGGGCCGCTGCCTTGGCTTGTTCTTTGTGCGAGTGGTTATCTGTCAGGCTGACGCGCGATTCTCGCGCGTCAGAATCCGGCGGTGCCCAAAGTTGGTCGTTGCGCTTAATGCCTGTCAGCACAAACCCGCTCGCCCTGTAAATCGTGCCGTCGCCGCATTGTGTGGCGTCCGCGAAGGACACAACCCACTTGACATGCGGCGCGTGCTTACGGAGAAGCCGCATGGCTATCCCAAGCGCCCGGCTCTCGCTGTTGCGCGGCAGCACGTCCGAAAACGCCAGCCGATTTAGCTCGATGAACTCATTCCAGCCCGTGCCTTCGACAAGGCCTTGAATCTTGCGCTTGTCAAGAGACGGCCCGAACTGCATAGCCCCTTCCAGCCTGCCGTTCCAGAACACGCCCAGGTGAAGCTGGCTGTTGTTCACCACCTTGCCGCTGTAGTGCGTTCGGCGGATGAACTCCCGCGCCTCGCTTGCCCCTATCGGCCGCACGAGGATGTCTTTAGCCCCCGCCAAGGAAAGCCTCACAGATTCGCGCCAGCGCGTTGCCGTTGCCGTTCTCGTTGCCGGTGTCAATGAACGGCCCCATATCCCGCGCGGCGCTCATGGCGGCGCGAACTGTTGCCACCTGGTCATTTGAGAGGGTGAAGGTCATCTGCTGAAAACCCGGCTTGTCACTATCTGGCAGGCTTCCGAAGGCCCCGGCAAGTTCATCCTCACCGGGCAACCTCTGCATAAGGCGCGACATCTCCTCATCCGAGAACAGCCCGTCGAGGTCAACGCCTTCGGCTTCCAGCGCCGTCAGCGCGTCCACGTCCCAGTCCAGGTTCAACTCCCCGGCGCGGTTGTCCGCGATTGCGAGTTCGCGCGCCTCTTTGCTGTCCAGGTCGAGGTCGGTGCGCTTGACTGCGACTATCTCATGGCCGTCCGTCTCGATGATGCGGACGTTCTCCAGCCCGATGGACGCGGCAGCCTCCGCCGTCTTGTTGCCGCTGATGATCCTGCCGTTGCGGTCGATCAGTATGCTGCGGCCCGCGCCGTACTTGCGCAGGCTGTCCTCGATGACGCCGGTCCCGCGCTGCGTCCCTTTGTTCGCGTTGCGGTCGTCGGGCGTGAGGTCGCTGAGTTTTGCTTTGCCGTTGTTTGCCATGAGAGGTCCGCCGGGCGGGTCGAAAGGAGTGAAGCCCCGCCCGGCGTCTGCTGTTGCGTGCCGTCGCGCCTCCCTCAAAAACGCCGGGGGCGGCTCGTCATAGTCCGCCCCCATAGTATAGCACACCGGAGAAGCGGAGGGGGCTATAACCGACGCTATCGAGCGCCGCCTTGAGTGCCTAGTATAGCACACCGGAGAAGCGGAGGGGGCTATAACCGTGTGCTGTTGCGTGCCGTCGCGCCTCCCTCAAAAACGCCGGGGCCACCCGTCATGGGCAGCCCCGGCGCCAGAGGGAAGGAGATTGTCGTCTGCTCGTTGTGCTGTGTACCAAATCCGCGGGGGCGGCCCTTGCGAACCGCCCCCTCAGAGAAAGGAGGGTAGGGAATCAAGCATCCCTGCGCGCTTGTCTGGCGCACACTATGTACTCGCTGCGAATGTGTGCTACAACTGCCGGAGGAGGGTCAGCAGGCCCTCGAGGTCGTCGTTACTCCACCCCTCCCAGTGCCTGCGCCGGAGGCCGGAGACCTGGAACATCAGCCAGTTGAGGAAGTCGCGCGAGTCCGGCCGCCACTGCGGGTGCGGGCAGTCGCGCATGAGCATCGAGTACCAGTCGCGCGCCGTCTGGCTGTCGAGAGTCTGGCGGTCGCTCGTGTAGGCCAGTGACGCAAGGGTGCTCGCGTAGTTGCTCGGCGGCTCGACGCCCTCGATATGCGCCCGAAGCGCCCGCCCGAAGCAGACGGAGATCTGCGCCATGAGCAGGTCGCGTTCGAGGTCGTCACTCACCGACGGCGGCCTCGAGCGCGGCGCGGATGGACTGCGACAGGGAGCCGCGCGGGTATTTGCGGATGGCGGCGGCGAGGAGGTCGGCGGGGACGCGAAACGTGACATGCACGCTGTCGCTGCGGCGGCTGGTGGCGATCAGCGGCCTGCGCGTCGGGTCCTGGCGCGCGACCATCCTGAGGTAATCCCGGCAGTCTCCCAGCGCACGGGCCAGCGAGTACTGCGCCAGCCGGTCCGGCGCCGTGCCTGCCCGCAACTCGAGCTCGACCGCCTCCCGGGCGATCACCAGCAGATCATCGATCTCTCGATGCCGTCCCCAGCGCGCCAGGACCGACGCTTCCACCCTCCGCTCCAGCTCCGCTCTGTCCATCCGTGTCGTCATCCGCGACGCATCTCCTACTCCCGTTTCAGCAACTCCATGAGGTTGTCCCAGTCGTCCGGCTTTGCCCAGAGCGCGTCCACCTGCCAGACCTCCCTCAACGCCGCCAGCCAGCCTAACTGCGCAGGCGACGGTTTGTTGCGGCCCACCTTGAGTTCTAGCGCGACCATCCTGTATCCGCGCACCATGATCAGGTCCGGGAACCCCGGCTGACTGCGCCTGCTGTCGTGGGTATGGTAGCACAGCCAGCCCTGCGCCTCTGCGGCGGCGATGACCTGCGCCTG